TAACAGCTTGTGCACCTAATTTATTTTGAGCTTGTGCTGCTTGTCTATTAATTTCATCTATTACATAAGACTGATAGGGATTTAAAAATTGATTTATATTCGGAGTTTGTGCTGCAAGTAGTTGTCCGATGCCCGATGTTACTGTTGGCTGACCCACTCCTGTTGTTCCAGCAGCTGTCAATCCTTGCTGCTCTAGCGCACCGAATGGAGCAACTTGCATTGCTGGAATATTTACTGGCTGTTGTGCAACACTACGAGCTAAATCCATTAGCTCAATTTTTCTTTCCTCTATACCTGGTGCTTCTCTTATAACAGATTGAGTGAATTGACTTCCGCTTCCCCCTCCAGATGGTGCTGGAGCTGATTTACTTCCTCCTCCAAAAATACTTGAAATTACTCCCATTAAACTTCTCTCTCCATTTGTATGTGTTTAGCTTTCCAACCCCATTTTTTTGAAATTCTTGCCCAACCAGGTCTTACCCAAAAGCTTAATTTTTTGCATCCGTTTAGTTTAGCAAATTTTGTTACTGTATTCACTATCTTGTCCTCCCATAAATGTCTTTTTCTACCAGTGCAAATTATTGCCTCTAGTTGAGAATAATTTGGTAGAGCGGCAATACGAGTAACAAATAATGCAAAGACTTGATTTAATTCTTCTTCGTCACTTCCAAATACAAGAAACATTTGTGCCTCGTCTTTTTTAAGTAACTCTTTGATATATTTTGGCTCAGCTGAACCTCCTGAATATTTTAAAGCTTCTGCAATCATAAAATCACATAAAGGCCAAAACTTATCTATATATTTTGGTTCTACTGATAAAACAGATATGTCAGGTTTAATTGGCTTGGGCTTTTGCATTTCTACTTCCTTCTAATAAATCAAAAACTCTTTTGTATCGTTTTTGTTGTTCGTAGAAGTATTGTGCACCTTTTTCTCTCATATCTTTCATGCTACTTGGATTTGCACCAGCTATGATTCCTGCGCCTAATACTCCATCTGCTCTTGTTACAAACTCTCCGTCTGCTAGTTGAGCTAACATTGTATCCTCGTCTTTATCTCCTGTGCCAGACCCATCTGCGACATAACCCGATGCTCTTACATAATTATTTGCATCGTCTTCGTCATGAGATCTTTTACTTGGAAGATAGTTAATACCACCTTCATTAAATTTTTTTATCTCTGCTAATCCACCTTCTTTTAATCTATTTCTTTCTATTGCATAAGGACCCATTCTAAAGTCGCCTTGGTTTTGGGGATCTGCCTCAGGTATGTACATTTGTTCAAAAGTTTTTTCTGTGCCATCTACTGGATCTATATATTTGAAACCACCTCTTTGTTTTTGTAATTCAGCTACAGCTAAATTATATGTAGGCGTGAAAACATCTTGTGGTTCGTTTTCAAATGCACCTGAACCATAAGCTAAAGCTGCTATTGCTGTGGCTGCTTTACCTGGGCTTATTTCTAACTCCCCTGTAAAGTCACCAGCTTTTGTCATTCTTTGCCTAGTTAATAATTTTTGTAAAAAGTTTTGAGGAGCTTTTTGTCCACCTGGTCCACCTGCAACTGATCCCATTTGTGCTTTTGCTATTTGATTTAAACCATAGTCTGCTGCTGATCTATTTGGAATTAAATTACCAAATTTATCTGTTCCTAAAAATTCAGGTTGTGTATTTCCAACCCCAGGTATTGAAGCAAACTGAGGGAACATATTTGTGATTGGTTGAAATGAAGATTGTGCTGCAGAAAAACCAGGTACACCTAATGCAGAACCACCTGATAGAACACCTTTACCACCATAATATCCAGCGACAGCTCCTGTAACTCCGCCAAGTAATCTTTGAATTCCTGATCCACCAGCGTCTTTAGATCCTTTATAACCTTTGTATCCTCCGTAGGCGGCTAGTGCATAGGGTAAAAATTGTAACATATATTATGTAATCCTTAAAATTAGCTAATTAGAAAATATTACCATTTTAAGAGGTCTTTGACAACTCATCCCAAAAAGACGCTCTATACTGATGTTCTCCGATATGAGTTATTTTTTCAGTAACTAATGCATGACATTTACCACCTAGATCTCTCCATCTTTTACAGAAAGCAAAGTCTTCTCCTAAATAACTCTTTTTTACAGGATCGAAGTCAGTGTCAAAAAGATTATAAAAGAAAGGTCTATTAGTCATTTTACCATTTATTATAGTCTTCTGTATAATTTCTTTTTCAGGATAAGCCTTAATCATCTTTTCTATAACTTCTCTTTTAATTAACATGCACCCAGTTGGTGAATGAGTTACCTCTATAACTCCGTTTTCAATAGTGATATCTTTTTCATTTGGTAGTTTCATGGGATATTGATACAAAGCTTTATATTTTAAATCATGTTCATTTTTAATTTTACCGTTTTGTATTTTTTCCCAAGCTGTTTTCCAATCTAAATTTTTAAGTGGGTATGGCACTGAGATAACATCTTTTTTTGAAGCTATCATTTTGAATATAGATTCAGAGGCAAAATCAATATCAGAATCAATAAATAGCAAATGTGTGCTATCTGTCTCCATAAAACTTGATACACAAAGATTCCTACCTTGAGTGACTAATGAAGATTTTATTACTTGAAAACAAACTAGCACATTATTCTTCATACATTGTTTTTGAAACTCTAAACAAGCTTGAAAATAATGCAATGACACTTCACTATGACAGGGTGTTGCTACAAATATTGAAAACTTCTTAGGTTTATTTTTATCATTAATAATAGGTGCTTTAGGTTTCTCAAACCAAATAGGTTTACTTGGATCTTGCATTAATCAACCCACCTATCTATCAGTTTAATTTTCTCTTCAGCGTTTACAATTTTTTCTAAGAGTTTATCTATCTCATCTAAGTGTTGTGGATGTTCTCCAATCCCTACTGAATTAGTAAGATATATATTTATAGTTGTAGATGCCTCTGCTATTTGTGCTTCATATCTTTTTTTGAGTGCTTTTAACATTTTGTAATGCTCCTTGTAAAAAACCTGTCCAATGACCTGCTATAACCTTCCAATTATAGAAGTGATTAAAAAAGTTTTGTTGAAATTTTAAATGGTTTTTACATCCATCTGTATTTATTTGATGGCTAATACCATCTATTACTGCTGCAAACTGTTGAGCAAGATTCTGCCAATTTTTGTCGTAAGGTATATAAATGGGAAACTCAGTGCATGTTTCATACAATGCTCCGTTGTCCGTTGTTGCTACATACAAACCACAAGCTAATGCTTCTAGAGCTGATATACAAAATGTCTCCTCCCATATATTAGGGTATACAAAAGCATCGTAAGTATGAAGGTTTTCTAAAATATATTTGTTTGACTTGTAACCTATTAAATTAACATTTGGTAGTTTTTCAGCTTGTTCATACAAGTCTTTGTATGAATGGTCATTTTGTTTTTTAAAATCATCACCGTAAATTTGTGTGCTACTATACACATCTAAAACAACATTTGGATTGTTTACCAATTGCATTGCACCCAACAATACAGATAAACCTCTCCATGGCGTTGGATGATATATCAATTTAATTTTATCTCTTCTTGGTTCAGGATCTCTCTTCTCAATGTTTGGTATTCCATTTTTTATTACTGTGCATCGATGTTCAGGTAGTTTAAATGTTTTTCTAAACTGTTCGTAATTCCAATGGCTATTAAAAACATAATAATCGTATTGATTAATTTGTTCTTCATTTTTAAAAAAGTCTTGAAAATGTGGTTGATCAGGAGCCATCTTTTGCCAAAGAATATTTATTTTATCTTTTGCCAAAGGCACTTTGCCTGGGACTGATGTGCATATCTGAAATTTATCTAATAACTCTTTTGATACATATTCTTGTAGAAAATTAAGTTGTAATTCTGTTCCGCCTAAAGGTTCCATAGTATTCTTTTACTTTTTTTTATACCAAGTTGCAATAGTGTATCTATCCCCATCAGTGACTTTTTTAACACCATGTATTAACTCTGAGCCAGTAAAAAAAATTGTTTTATTTTTTCGTGGTTTAACAATTGTGCCATCACCAAAAAATGTTTCACCGCCATTAAAGTTGTCATTCAAAAATGTTATAGAAGCTATTGTGGTATTTTCACTACGATCATCAATGTGTATTTGTTGTTTGGATCCTTCTGGCCATCGTACTATTTGAATCCAATCAATCACATTATTGTGTATGAACGGTTCATATTTCTTATTATACCAACTGTAGTTCTCTCCTTTGAGTGAGAGTACAAATGTATCTCTATATTTAACTAACTTTTCTTCATGAAGATGAAACCCCATTAACATTTTATTAATTTCATCCTCTGTAAAGATATTAAAACGAATATCTATATAAGGTGTCATTTTTTTGTTTTACTAAATAAAGGTAAGTCAGGCACTTGTACTTCAACATCAGTAGCTAAATCTTCTTTTGGATGTTCTTTTAAAAAAGCTTCCTCAGTTTCGTATCGTTCTCCAGTCTTTAAACTTCTGTAAATTGTTTTGGTTTCACACTTTATTTTATGGTAAATGGTCATGTGATTTGTTTATAATAATTTATCGGCCTTGTCCACGATATTTCTTACGATGTGGTTTTCTTTTATTTAATCTTTTTGTATGCACACCTGGGCGTTTCTTAGGTGTACGCTTATGATAATTGTTTACTCCGTATAGTGGTTTCTTTTTTGCCATTACTTATCAGGATCTATTATTTTGAAGTTAAAAGCAACTGATACCCTTGGCTCTTCAGACATATTTTGTCTTACAGAATGAGAGAAAGATGCTGGAAAAACAACTAACATACCAGGAAGAGGATTAATTCTAAATACAGAACTTGTATCAGGAGTTTTGTAAAAGTCATACAAATTTAAAAAAGCTGTAGCATCTGTCCTGTGAAATTCTAATTGTCCACTGTCTTTAGGAACTTTATAATAATAAACTCCTGAATAATGACAGCCTCCATGAAAATGACAATTGTTATATGAATACTTGTAATTTTCGTTAATCCACACATTAGACATTTCAAATTTAAAATGTCTGTCTGTAAAATCCTTGATTGCTATAGCTGCAGGGCCACCAAGTAACTCAGTGATTTCTTTAGTAAGAAAAGGTTTTGTTTGATAACCACCAACATTAGATACCACAACGCCATCATCATTCTGTTTACTTTTTTGTAAAGTTGTTTCAATCCAATTATCTAATTTAGAGTCTTTGATTTCAGTAATAGAAATAGAATCACTAAATATAATTTGTTTAGCCATTCTCCTGCGATCTGTCGATTTGTGCGTAGGATATAATTCCCTGTATTTCATCCGCAGTGCCTGCTGTCATTTTTAAGACATCACCGCCTTCAAGAACTAAGGTTTGAGTTATAATATTAGATACAGTATTTGCTGCAATGGCTTTTCTAGAAATAGAAAAAGTAGCCGAAGCTGAAGTGTCTGTAACTTGCACAGATAAACTTACTGGGCTACCACTAGAGTTATCTACTTGTATTTGTTTTATAATAAAAGTTGCACTTGTTGGGCAAGATAATACTGATGTTGTTCCCGTGCTGTCTAAGTTAATTCCTTGATTTTTATATTGTATTGTCATGATAAAAAATAGTTAAATGTATCGTTGTCATTTTTTATATCATTCTCATATGAAAAGTTCAATTGAGATTGCAAAGTCCTTAGCGCTTGTTGAATTTGTCGTTGATCCTCTACAGAGTATTCGTTCTTAGGTTCAGGTATTTGTATATTTATTTTTGCCATTATCTTCTACCATCCACCCTTACATCAAATCTAAATGTGCCATATCTCCAACTCTCATCTAAACTTTCGTTTTCAATTTGTACAGCAGCTAATCTAGCTCTAGCTCTTGTATTAATTTTGGTTGTTGAGCCACTTACAGTAAACGGTCCTAAAGGACTCGAAGCTGCAGTTGTGCCTTGTGGAAACGAATTTAAAAATATAGTAACTTTTGCATTACCGCTTATTCTTTTGAAGTCAGGTAAAAATCTACTTATGCTCATTAAAAACTCACCATCGCCTGGAACTCCAGCATTACCATTTAAATCAAACTCTCCTGATTTAATGAACGAGGAAATTGCAGTTTCTGTTCCGTCAGCATTTGCTTGATTGACTCCTACTTCATGTCCATAATACAAAGATGCTCCATTTGATATACCGCTTATCACTGGAAATGTTGGTGTGTCTCCAGAATTAAAATCAGTGGCGTAAGGTTTTTCATACACAGTAGAACCAATCCATGTTGTTCTGTCTAATGTTCCTGTAGTCCAAACATCCTCAGCAAAGTTATAGGTCACTACTCTATTTATTTCTAAAGAATTTGCAGTTGGATAAAACCAATTTATTTCAGAGTATAGTTCATTTATACCACCAAAAACTATTTGACCTGAGTTATAGTTTATACCAGGATTGTTACCACCTGTAGTGAATACAAAATCCTCTACTAAACATGGAAGTGATTTAACAGTACCATCATAAACATAAAAGCCACCTGTTTTACCCATCCAATAAACTGCACCGTTTGCAAACACTCCTGCATGCTGACCTAATAAACCATTATTTGAACCTACTTTTCTAATAGAAAATGTAAACGGAGGTCCAACAAATTGCATTTCGTATGCAGCAGTATCGGTTAAAACTAAAATATAATCTTTACCTTTAAAAGCTCCCATGATTCTAGTTCCATCATCTAACCGAAATGTTCCTGCGGTGTTCGTTGATGTTGGTGCATAATCACTTGTACTTTCTTGATCAGAAAACCTTATAAACATTTTATCTTGCGTAGACGGTGTACCAATAGTTGTTTCTGTTCCCAAATGAAATAGATGTCTATCTCTATCCGAAACTAATGACATAACAGACCTTGTTGGCATTCCAGTGCCAATCACTGCTCTTGTTTGTAATGCATTTGAATCAAGTGGATTCCAAGTAAAAGTTCTGCCATTGTGAATTGTTGCAATCAATATATTACCAAAATTATCTAATGACCAATTTGCAGGTTCAATCGTTACTGTGCTAGAGGCAGAAGCATCGCCCCATCCAACAAAATCTGTAATGTCAGTTACAGTAGATCCGTTAGCGTGCTCCGCTGCGGTTGTTCCATTTATACCACGAGTGATACCACTGATCGTGTTAGTGCCTGTGGTATTTGTAGTGTAGCTCATATCTTCAGACCCAATTCTTAATTTACCATTGGTTAAAGGTAAGTTTGCAGTGCTTGTAAGCACAACAGTATTCGCACCTACTAACATTACACCGCCATTGTTGATTGTCGTAGTTGTGGAAGCGATTGATCGTCCTCCAAACAAATATGTACCCCAACCATATCCGTAAGTTTGATTTAATGGTCCCACAGGCTCGTAAGGATTAACATCTAAAGTACCGTTTGTTGTAACCCCTGATTTAGTTTCAGCCGAGGGCATTGTTATTGTAAATGTGTTAGTTGTAGGTACGGTTTGAACTTCAAAAAGTTTATTGTCAAAATCATCAGCTGTGTAAACTGTGTTGGCAGAGGTGAAAGATCCAGCGTTAGCAAATGTTGTGATCTCACCCACCTCTAAATTATGTGATCCTGATGTTGTAATAGTGACTGTTGTTTGTCCGTTGGTCGTTGTTATACTAGCACCTGTCTGAAAATTATCAGTCTCTAAAGGAGTGATATCGTAAAAAGCACCTTCATAATAAATAATTAAAACTTTGTCAGTTCCTATT